ACCCCGATCCCGACCGCCAAGGATAAGACCTGGACCTTGAACGGTGCTACCGCCTTCAATGCGTCTGCTTGGCGTGCGATGCGCTTGTGCGAAGAGCTGAACCTGGGCGAGAAACTAATGGTGGGGTACGCCCTGATCGGCCCCCACAACGGGAACCTTGTGGAATACGGGTTCGGCCTGTTTGAGAGCTACCAGCCTGCGCAGGAGGCAGGCACCGTGATCAAATATTCGGTAAACCTGGCTGGCTACGGCAAGCCGGGGCTTGAGCTGCTCTGATCAGTGCTCCGGAAATTCCGGACAACTGAATTGATAGGCCCCGGCGATGCTGGGGCTTTTTAGTGCCCTTTATGGCTCAGCGCTAATTGGCTGGCTGACCCGCTCCATGCGCTTAGCCCAGGTATCGCCACCTTCGCGGCCCTTGCCTGGGTTGATGCATGCGGGATCGCTCACCGCGTTGCACACCAGGCCGGCTAGGTCAAGCTCTGAGGCTTTCTTGCCGGTGCCTGACCAATACAACTGCCCGCCTAGCCATCGGGCGCCACAGCGGGTGCAGGAGCGAGCTTCCATGATGGGTAGGCGGTGGTTGTGGCAGGTTACCGGGAAAGCTACGGCATGACCCTGCCCACCACTGCACAGGAGCTGTACGACCTGCTGACGGCCGATGCCGTGGTAGCGGCAGCACTGGGCACCTACACCCCCCGCAGTGGCACCGCCATCCCCGCCATAGCAGTGGTGCGGCGCAATGAATCCCTGCCCGAGGGGGTGTCCGTAGCGGGCCTGGAGGTGGTGATCATGGCCAACCCCGACTACAACACCGAGACCTACGTCACCGGTGAGACGGGCCTCAATCCCCAGTTCCGGCTCTACGTGTCCGAGTGGTCACCGGCTAGTGGGATGACGGCCCTGCAGGCGCTCACGCAGCGGATCATCGCCCTGTTGCCCGGCTGCCGCGCGGTGCCGATCGGCGGGGATCCCGCAGGCGAGGGGCTGGGGGTGCTCGATCAGTACGCCATTGCCTGGACCAACCCCACCCAGTTTGTCGTAACGCCGGGGACCTGATATGGCAGGGAATGAATGGGTCGTCAGGGTCACCGCCGATGTGAAGGGCGTCCTTGATGCGTCGCGGCAGATCGGCCAGCAAGGCAAGCAGGCGGGGGAGCAGTTCAAGCAAGGATTCGCCGGCAGTGACCAGACGATCACCGGGCTGCGTGGCCGGCTGAATGAGCTGAACCAGACCCTTGAGAAAGCAACCATCGGGTCTAAGGAATTTGCGGCTGCACAGCGGGAAATCGCGCAAACACAGCGGCAAGTAGACAGCGCCTTAGCAGGTGGCACTACGGCGATGAACACCTTTGGCGCGGCGGTGAAAGGTGTTGCGCTGCAGGCAACCGCCTTTCTGGGACTTTATGAAGCGATTACATTTGTCGGCAAAGCTGTTGTTGAGCTTGACAATGCAGGTGCAGCGGTTCGCACCCTTGGAGTTAATTCTAAAGAATTAAGCTCAGCTTTGCTTGACCTTTCAAGTGAGCTAAACAATAATGTAAGTCAAGCTGAATTGCTCAAAGCGTCTTACGATGTAGCGTCTAGCGGGTTTAGCACTACTGCGGAAAATGTTGAAATCTTACGCGCAGCGGCCTTGGGCGCAAAGGGGGGCTTTGCTGAGCTTGGGGTTGTATCTGAAGCAGTATCCGGCATTATTAACGCCTACGGACTAACCGCAAAGGATGCCACGGCAATTGTTGATAGTTTCATTCAAACGCAAAACGATGGCGTTATTACTGTTGCTCAATACGGTGAACAGATAGGCAACCTTGCCTCTCTTGCAGCAGCGGCTGGAGTTTCTTATCAAGAATTGAATGCTGCAGTCGCAGCGGATACGTTAAAAAAAGTACCTATTGCACAAACGTTTACCGGCTTGCGTCAAGCGCTCAGCTCAATCATTAAACCAACGGAAGAGGCCAAGTCGCTAGCTAGGCAACTGGGAATTAGCTTTGACTTTGCGAACCTGAAAGCCAAGGGATTGGGCGGCATACTTGAAGAAATTAAAGTAAAAGGCGGGGGGACCGCTGACAAACTGGCAATTTTATTTAATATCGAAGGTCAGACCGCATTGCAGCCCATATTAAACGATCTTGAAACCTACAATAAGCTACTTGACAACCAAATAACCAAAACCGGTCAAGCGAAAGCAGCGAGTGAAATCGCATCAGAAACAATAGCTAGCGGATTTAACCAACTTGTCAATGCCACCAAGAACCTTGCAGGAACTGTCAATACAGCACTTCCTGGCGCATCACAGCGATTTTCAGACCTTGCTAAAGCTATATCTATTACAGCAAAGTTAGCGGAGGCAGCAGGCTCAAACATCAGCAAAGCATTAGCAACGCCCATCGGCAAAGAATTGCAAAAACTGCTAGACCCGTTCCGGGGGTTTTCCGAGCTTTCAAAAATACCTGGCCTTGATAAGCTGCTCAGCGACAATAAGGAATTAACCACTGAACTTGGCAAGCAGGACCAAACGCAGGCGCAAATTAATGCAAAGCAAAAACAAGTAGAGGCAACTGCGGCGGAAATTCTCGGCAACAAGCGAAGCCAAAACTTAGAAGATCAAGTTGCTGTCCAAAATGCACAAAAACTTCAAGAGGCTTACGGTAACCTTGCAAAAACTCAACTTGATGGGCAGGTAAAAGTAAGCCAGGCAGGTATCAACCAGGGTCAAGCGCTGGTCGGACTAGAAGAATCACGGTTCGGCATTATCCGTAGTCGCCAAAACTACGAACTTCAAGTATTGCAAAACATGGGGGCAAGTGAGCAGCAACTTGCAAGTGTTAGGCGTAAGAATTTTGAGATTGAAATTGCAGCCATTAACTTTAAGTATCAAGCATTATTAAAACAACAAGAATTACAGGCTAATCTGCTTAATCTGCAGCAACAGCAAGCAAGGGTAGAAGCAGAACAGGCAGTGAGCGCAGCAAAAATAAACGTAGAAAAAGCCGCATTGGCCGTTGAGGGTTCCAGGTTGGCAGGAGACGCTGCTGGCACGGCAACGGCTGAGAAGAATTTGGAAATCGCCAGGCTTGATTTAACCACTGCTCAAAGCAAGCTGCAAACTGTATCTCAAATTGAGCCAATAACGCGGAAAATTGCCGACGCTAATGATGAAGCTGCCCGTAATGGTATTAAAGCGCAAGCTGCTGGCGTAGGACTAGAGCAGGCTGCGGATGGCACGTTCCAAAAAGTCAAGGGCTTTGTTGATCAATTTTCTAAAGCCCGAGACCAAGGCGGTGAGCTTGATCAACTTATGAGCGAAACTTCTTCTGCTGCCAACTCAGCCAGGACCCAGACCGCAGGAATGGCGACTAACATGAACAACGCCGCTGACTCGGCCCGGTCGTTCTATAACTCATTGAAAGACGCCGCCGGCTTACCCCCTGCCCGCTTCACTGGTGGCCCGGTGGATGCCGGCCAGACCTATCGCATCAATGACGGCCCGAGTGGGATGAGCCTGGGGCAGGAGTCGTTCCTGTCGGCATCGGGGGCGCTGAGCCTGATCAACCGACCCGCAAACAGCCTCTGGATGGCGCCATCAAAGGGCACGGTCATCCCTGCTGCCGTGACCAGCCGACTGAAGGAAACCGGGGCGCTGGGCGGTGCTGGCGTGATGCGGGTGGGATCCGATCCGGCAATGGCGCATCTGGCCATGGCAGTTGGAAACCTGAGCCAAGAGGTGGCTGAGCTGCGGCGCAAAGCATGGAACGTATCGGTAGGGGTTCGAGGGGACGGGTCCGCGTTGAAGCTGCAGCAGACGATGCAGCGGATTCGTTGAGGGTGCCCTGGTGAGCATCCAGCTTAGCTATGGCGGCAGCACCTTGACCCTGCGATACCTGCAGGCGCAGCCGTTTGGTTATGCCGAAGCGGAAACTGAGCAGGGGCTGACGGCGCGGCGCTTCACCGTGGCGGGGCTTTGCACGCCAGCGCAGTGGGTGACGTGCTGCAGCATTTTTGATGCCTGGCAGGCGGCCAAGATCCTGGAATCCCCCACCATCACCAGCCGAGCTGTAGGGGCCACCGTGGCGCTGACCTGCTCCGCTCATGGCCGCAGTGTCACCGGCCTGGGGTGCTGGTTCACCGGGGCGCCAGCGGGCGAAACGACTGGGGCATGGGTCAAGGTCAATTTCACCCTGATTGACGCGGCGCAGCAGTTGGCGGTGGTGCTCCGCCAGAACGAGAAAGCTCGGCTGGGGGGTGATGCGTTCCTGCCCGCCTACGGCACTATTACCCTGGGGAGCACCACCCTGGCGCTACTTGATCAACCCGAGGGCTTTGAGGATGGCCCATCACTGGAGCCCACCAGTACCGGGGGGTTCGTGGCACGGGGCCCCCTGGTGGCCTCTGAGGTGCGGACCGTTCGGGGGGTCACCAATTCCGCCGGCTGGACTGCGCTAAAGGG